ACCGCTGTCTGTAGTTCACTGATCTGCTCACGGCTCAACTGTACTTGGATCTGTGCGTCTCTCAGTCTGCCGATCAGCGCCGCTCTGTCAGCGTTGGCTGCTGATAGTTTGTCTTTGAGCTCCTCAACTTCTGAAGGGTCACGCCCTGACGCTATGGCCATCATTGAAGAGATGGAGCCTGTGATCATCCCGAGGATTCCCACCAGCACATCACGATTCTTTTCCACTATCTCAACATAAGTGAGAAAGAGGACAAGACCCACCACCAAGACCATAAAGAAGACGCTAAACCACCAACCTCTCTTAGACTTAATCTCTGAGGTTAGCTCCTTCTGTGTCTTCTTAGTATTTGGGGCCATACCACAACCTCACCATAAAGTCAGCGCTCACCTCTGCCCATGTAACATATCCTTGAGCGCTGAGCCAAGGCCAGAGCTCACAGATAATGTATATGAGGCTTATGAGCGCTAGACGTGGAAGTGACCAGCTCACCCACTCTAGAATCTTTCTATCTCGCGCTCGACTCCTCACGCGCTTTGGGCCGCCAAGTCTCTTGGCTTTATCATTGCCTGGTGGTGGCTGTAAGCTCTGGATAGTTGAGCCCACTGCATAAATAGACTGAGGTTGACCCACGCCCTTGAACTTATAAAGACCCACGCAGATGAATCTTGTGCCTTTCGGTGTGTGATAGTTTGTCTTGTTCTTCACTGCGTTGATAGCTTGCTGAGTGAGTAGTACCTGACCAGCTCCACAGATAGACATCGTGCGCGCTGCGATGTTCTTGCTAATCCCCTCGAGCTCCACACGCTTAGCGCCCACAGCTGTCCATGTGTCATCTTGTTTTACTTCGATCACTGAGCCCCAATGAACGCCGATTCTAGTATTGAGCTTAACCTTTTCAGGGATAGTAGCTTGATAGTGTAGCGCAAAGTTCACCGCGTCGATGGGCTGGTCAAAGCTCAACATGAATCCATCAGACCGGTCTATCTCTCGACCGTTAAACTTGTAGAGTAGTGAGCGCGCTAGTCTATCATGATATTGCAACCACACTGCGGCAGTCTTAGCACCAACGCGCTGAACAAACGCTGTAGAGCCTATGAGGTCAAGAAGCACGATGCAGAGTTGACGTTCTTTGAGGTCTACCATGATTGTCCTGTGGTGGAGAGTGGTGTAGTCTGTTGAAGCTCTCCTCAGTATATATTCACCTTACGGCCTAAACTAAACAGCTGAGGAGAGCACCTTCTAAAACTTGGAGCCTTTACCGCCTACCCTCACGCGTCTATCAGTGGGCGCTCTGGCTGTGTATTGTCTGTGATCAACAAGCGTATCTGACCAGTTCCATGTGATGCAGTCATATCTGAGCGCGTCAAGTGGGTCCTCGCGGCCATCCTTCTTAGGTTGCTCTTTATTATCCCAACCATAAGAGTAGATCGCCTTCCTGATGCTGTTACCTGTGGGGCGCTCGCCAGCATCCCACACCTCACGAGTGATCACGTATTGACCTCTTGAGAATGCTCGCTTAAGTCTCTGGATGCCGTTGAGCACATCAGTTCTGATGGGGTCTGTGTTAGATCTTAAGGGCATACCTAGGCCGATGGGTGGCGCTGACCTCATGGCCTTGAATGCTGATCTGCCTGTCTGGTCATTGCGCGCTCTACCTGCCTTGTCTGCGACGCCATAATCTAACCAGATGCGATCACCTGGCGCTGAGCTCCTGAGAGATCGAGGCCACGCTATGAGGAGGATGAGCCGCGCCAGCTCATCAACGGTGACCTCTGCTGGGTTAAGCTCAGCACAGATCACATCAACCCCCAGGTCATCATCATGAGCGATGATCAACACGCTAGGTTTTCTGAATCCCCAGTCTATAGCAATGCGCCCTGACATGCTCGGTTTATACTCCCAACCATTTATGACGTGGAGTTCTTCATTAAACTCAGAGTAGATGAGCCCGCTAGGTGGTCGCGGCTTGTTCATCACCATAGCCTCACGCTCAGCCTCTGGTAGTAGCTTGGTGGCCTCAAACCAATCAGCGCTGAGGTTAGCCTCATTTACATAGGAGGTGTACAGCATAGGAGCACAGCCCGCGCTCTCAGCCATCTCCACCCACCATGCACCGCTGACAGGTAAGCCCACGAGGATCATGATGGGAGATGGGCCAGCTCTGAGACGGCCTAGGGCTTTGTGTGCTACTTCTGATGAGAGGGTCTGGCACTCATCTATGAGGCACACACCAGAGGTCACATTCAGACCCTCGAGCGGGTTGTGTGTCGCGTCTCGCGTGCCTGGTCTATAGTAAGACCTACACCACACCGTTGAGCCTGTCTGAGAGTCTGCCCATTGGCGCAAGGTGTGGTTGTAGGTCCATCCCAACGGAGACAACCATTTCTCCATCTCAGGGAGTAGAACACTGTTATAACGTGGGTTCGTATCTGTGACAAGTAGGGAGCTCCTACCAGCGCGCCACTTACTCACGAAGAGCAAGCTAAATACAAGCGCTGAGGTCTTACCAGATCCCCATCCACATCGAGCCGATATAATCCGGTCCTCTCTGCGTATAGCGCCTAGGATATCCTGTTGTAGAGGGTTGAGTTCAATCGACAAAGATTAGACCCTCTGATGTGGCTGAGTATTTCGTGTGACGCTCTTGTCCCAAAACATCAACCTGTATCACGTTTACAATCACGCCTTGATCAACATCAAGGCTGTCATAATAGCAGACTGTCCAATCATCAGACCGGTCCTCTTCGCACACCTTATGATAGAGACCCTCGACTTTATAATATGTGCGCTCGCGAGATGGCTCCACAGACCATGACCTCTTAAGCTTAACTCTCACCTTCATCATCGCTGGCCTCCTCTTCTGTGTGGGTTAACCCTCGAGCATAGGCCGCATTGGACTGCTCGACCATAGCCGCGAACATCTCATCAGACTGTTGATGGGGATTGTTGACGTTGAGTTCTACTTCTCGCTTGGCTCCCCATCTTTGAGGGAAACGACGCTCTAGAATCCACGCCCAGCCGCGCCAGTCCTCCTTCAGCTCTGAGGCTCTCTTGATCTTATCGAGAATCACAGCCTCACTAAATGTGATGGCCGCGTTTACCTCTTTAGTCCACTCTCCACCTTCACCGCTCTTCTTTAGCCACTCATAGAACGTGGACTTACTAATATTAGATTGAGCGCACGCGGCCTCAATGGTCATCCCTTCTCTGAGGTTAGATAAGAGCTGGTCACGCTGCTCTCTAGTCTTTCGTCTTTTGCCCATGTCTATACTTCCTATTTGCAGCGCGCTGATAGGCTAAGCGCTCATCACGTTGCTCTGGTGTCTCAGCAGCTCGACGCCGCCTGGCATACTCACGCTGATATGCTAGACGCTTCTCTCTCTGCTCTGGCGTCTCAGCCTCGCGTCTCATCCTCGCGATGTGTGCGTCGATGCTCATGGTCTCTCCATTGTCTGTGCGCTTCTCTCAGTGTGCGTTCGACATTATCATAGAGATCTTTGGCCTCTCTGCAAAGTGGGTCACTCTCAGCGATGATCAATAGACGCTTGAGCTCCTCGAGGATCTGGATTGCATCGCGTGTGCGCGTGCGCGTCTGTGGGTGCGGTCTGTGTGATTTACTCATTGATCATCCCCGTCAGTTCTCCATGTGCCATGCCTCTCCATCTCTTCTGAGAAGTAACAAACATCAGGAGATACAAGGCTGTAGACCATCTCTCCACTGCTCGTCTCTTTGCCTTGAATGTGGCAAAGTTGATGGTCAAGGAGAGCGGCGCGTTTAGGATCAGTAAGCTTAGACCACTTAAGCCAGTTAATGGTGATAATAAACTTATATTGATTATCACATAGCGCTAAAAGAGTGCTATTGGCCTTGATGGTCTTTGCAGGCCGGCCTGATTGACTCCCATCTTTAAATGTTATCGCGATGTGGCCTAGCAAGTCTGCCAGATGAGGGTGATGCATACTGATTATATTACACAGCATATTGAGTTCATCACCTTCTGATTTCCATTCACTCATACTTATCCTTCCTTTTTTATTCATGGCTCGTATGATCCTAGCCGCTGCTTATGGTTGGCTGGCCCCAAAAGAGACAATGAGCGCAACTGTGGTGGGGCTTGTTGATGCCTGTTATGCATCCCAGTGCACAAAGATATGTGTGTATAACCGCTATGGCTCTTTGATCCTTTAAAATCCTTTAATGCATAGGTCACCTTGCTCTCTTTTTTTAAGCTTGGCTTGACCCTCTCAACGCATACATCAGGATCTGAGAGCCACTTAACACACTTCCTATTATAGTCTGACCCCTCAGACTGTAGCTCCCAATTTATATCCTCCATTGAGATCCATTTTCTCAGCTCACCATTTATCGCTCGAGTTGTACCTATACCTGCACCATAAGCATTAACTTCCTCACGATGTGGAATGCTCTGAGCTGGAGGCTCTATAAACTGGAATACAGGTGGCGCGCCATCCAATCCTAGGCGCTCATTATGTATGTCAGTCTGAGGATTAGATACGGTCGTTGTAGATTTTAAATTGATCTGCCTCCTTGTCGTGTAACTCTCTTTAGGGCTCTTTAGAGAGTCTATAGCTCTTTGCAGTGTTTTACTTCCGCGTTTTCGGTCACTCATATCTCTAGACCTATGTCCTTAAACAAAAAACAAACAGGATCCAAGGAGCTTGAATCAATGCATTTCTTGAATCATGGTTTTCTTGTTTTTTAGTGTCTTGTTCTTTAGTGTCTTGAGGTCACTCACCAGCCCACAATGTGAGTCAACTAGGTTACTGAGAAGATTAATAAGACTTTGAACTGTTTCCTCAAGATACTTGATTCTCTCTTGGTCTGTGCCTTGGTCTGTGCCTTGGCATGTGCCTTGACTATCTTCAGCGAGTTCCTCAGTAGTGCTGATTGAGACGAGCTCTTCAGCTTTGCGAATCCAATACTTTATGGTGTTTGGGCTTGGCTGGTTAAAACTCCTGTTCAAAAATTGATGCTCACTACACTGAGCGATAATATCAGATGTGGTTAACCCTGCCCTATGCCATGATAGTATTAGCTTTAAGTTGTGCTCTCGATTTGGAGACTGAATCACACGCTCACCGTTTGCGCGAGTATGGGCGAAAAGATCTTCAACTGGATCCTGCTCTGGATCTGATTGGCTCTCAATTGTCCTGCCATGAATCCAGTCATGGATGGTAGTTTTGCCCGGCAGTGTACCATGCTTACTCTTAATGCCGTTAGACGCGCACTTTGCAATAATCTCAGCTATCGATAGCCCTTGGCTGTGCCAGTGTCTTATAGCCGCATATTTAAGTTCACTCATTATATCTCTCTCTCATCCCCATCATGGGGTTTACATTATTTAACAGGAGCGCCCCAGCTCGGTGAGGGTGTTGTCACTCCATACTGATAGTGTTGTGGTTGCTGTGGCTTGCTGCGTACTTGCACACCATCACGCTCATCACTGTCTAAGATGCGCCAAGTATAGCAGCGTATCTCCCAAAACTTCTTTCCGTCGTTTCCCTCATAGCTGGTCAGCTTCCCCTCGACATAACAGCGTCGACCCTTGCGGCATTTGGTTACAGCGCGCTCACCTTGTGGACCCCAGATTTTAATCGTGTGCCACTCGGTCGAGGTCTGTAGTTGACCT